CAGTGAATGGACATTGCCTGGAGAGCTTCCTAACTTACCTATTGATACAGAAACAATCATTGACCATATCACTGCTATAAAGCGTGATGTTGAAAAAAGAAAGACCCCATCTGGAGAAAAGGATGTAGCAGTATACCGTGAACTACGAGCTTCTCACTTTGCACACGCTTGGTTATATTTAAAAACTGCTATTGAAATAGATCGTGGAAAAGCCTTTAGAACTGCTGTTGTTGGTAGTAAAGAAAATGTTAGTGGAGAAGATGTAAGAATAATAAATGAGCTACCAAATACTGTAACACTTGGTATATCCAGGCTGTTAGCAGAAGTTCCAACAAAACAACTTATATGGTACGTAGAAAATAGTACAGGTGAGATGCCATTTCCCCTATCCCATAAAGTTAAACTTGCTATGCACGATGACTACTCTGAAGATCAGATTAAAGAAGTAGCAAAATATATAATTTGGCAACGAGCAACCTTGACGTAAATAAACACATGTGGTATAATGTAAAAAATTCACAACTAACGTCGGTAAGTTGTGATAGATAAAAAATCATTTGGTGGGTAACACCCACTCCGTCACCGACAGACATACACGGACTTCCAGAAACCTTGATGGGTCACCGCCGATCTGCCTACGGGCAAGGGGATGAGTGCTAATACCAACTGGTAACGGATCGCCTGGACAGTTGAACTTCGGTTCATAGCACTTAGTAGATGCGACGTGTTAGAGGGATCATGTGGTCTTCCTAGACCTTTAACCTCCCTATCTTACCGCACTGTAAGATCAAACATGTAGATCATCTTCCCCCCATCTTTCGTGAGTACTCGTGGCATTTATCTAAATGTGTACTCATGCTAGATGGGGGGAGTGTATCCAAGTGATCAACTATAACAAAATAGTATATTAGAACTTATAAGTACTAATGTACTACTCATAGTACTTAAGAAGTACGACGTAGTATAGAAGGAGAAGGTATGTCAATTTTTAATAGAAGAGAAGAGCTATATCAAGATTTGGTAAAAGCTATCAAAGAGTCCATTGTAGAGTTAAAGCCAGAAAACAGGTACATTCTCATACTTCCAGTAGAAAATGAAAATCTAGCCGATTCCGTAGAGCAAGCCCTGCGAACATTAGAGCTTGAGAAGACTAATGTAAGGATGGCTTTTTTGGTTGGTGACAATATTAAAATCATGGAGATAAGCTAATGTCGTCATTTGAACAAGATGTGAATAATTTATACGATGGTTTAGAAATATCTTTATTAATGATGAATCCTCACTTGGATGAAGTAATAATGACCTTTGCTTTAGACAGATCAGATAGAAATCCAGAGGTAGACCCTTATGATATGAAAGATGTTTTTGTTGAACGGGTTCTTTTTGCTTTTGCTAAGTATAAAAATACTGATGAATGGAGTTGGGATGAAGTGGCAATTGACCTATTAGCCTGTGCTGCTATGGAGTCAGAGGAGTATAATGGCTAGTGTAAAGTTTAATCAAGCCGTAAAATTCATTGAATGGTTTTACGAGATATTTAGTTCTTTTCCATCATCCTTTTCTGAGCTACTTGAGCCTGATGAGTATTACGAATTTGTAGAGTTCATGTCCAAGTATGCTAAGAAGAACAGAGAAGGCTGGGCAATGGAATTGGAAGAACTGAAGGAAGAGAGGCAGTATGTTTAAACCAGACCCCGTAAAGGTAGAAAGTGTGTTTATGAAGCTACGAGACAAACTTTATTTAGATATTGAGACTTCTGGTTTTGAACCAACAGAAGGGGCTTGTATTTTTTCCATTGCTTTTATACATGAGAAGCATGAGCCAAACTCTGATGAATCAACATTAGAAGAACTTGAGGTTGTTATCCTACCAACAGAAGAACAGTGGAAGAACGCTAGCCCTGGTGCTCTTAAAGTTAACGGGATCACTTGGGAGTACCTAGAAAAAGAGGGTGTTCCATTAGACGAGGCTAAGATGAAAATTATTTCTTGGCTACGTGGTAGGGTAGGAAATGGTACTGATACTTTTTTGGTAGGACAAAATCCAAAGTTCGACCTAAAGTTTTTTAAGTACTTTATGAAGCCTGAGCTTGACTTTGTTGGTTTTCCTTGGAATGATGTTCTTGATAATATTGACTTGTTCAAGGCTTTAAAGAAAATTGATCCTACTATTAATTCTCCAGATAATAAGGGTCACTCAATATCAAGAGCTATTGGTGTTGAGGAAGAGGATGTAGTACATACGGCTATAGGTGGTGCAAGAGTTGTGTACAGGAACTTCAATGGTATCCATGCTAAGGTTGCTGAAGTAATTGATGCGTACAGAAAGGATGCTATAGAAGGGGTTAATGGTAACGCAATTCTTTTACCAGTCCAGTGTAATACATTCAAAGAATGGGTAGAGGCTGCTACAAAAAAGCTTGGGTGGACGCAAGTTGCTGTTGATGCTCATCAATTTGTCGATCCAGATGGAATTAGGTGGTCTTATGCAGCAGGGTCACCACCAATTTTGATCAAGTTAACTACCGTTTAGTGTAACTTACACGAACATTTTTTGAAAAGGCAGGCTTTTTAGCTTGCCTTTTTGCATTTTTATATACATTATGATTGTAGTACAGTGTAGATGTATCTTATGCGGAGGCACACATGCAGGCAGTTATGTTAGGAACTGTTCCTAAAACTACGAAAGTTAAAATAATTGAACCTAGTAACCAAGCGCCAATAAAAGAATTAGAAACAGAAGGATATGTCGTGAACGAGAAGTTCACGCTTTTTTGGGATTTGATGGATACTATAAAGATTCACGGTTATGTACGTGCATCTATTAGTACACTAGGTAGAACTACTGTAGGAACTTGGTGGAAGTTAAAGAAGAATCTAGAATTTAAATCTCAGGCTAGGGAATTACACAGAAAGAAGCTACTAAACTTTTATAATTTCTCAAACAGAGACTGGACTAACATCAAGGATTTTTACAGCTTAGCATATAAGCTAATGATTGCTGCTATGTACCTGAAGTATTTTGGTCAAGCAGCTTTTCACATTGTACGAGATGGTACAGGAAATCCAATAGGATTAGACTTTATGCACGGATTCGTTGTGCCTAATGTTGATGAAGAAGGCTACTTCAAAGAAGTAGCTTTTATGCAGTACATGAGCAGAGATACAGAGGATTATGTTGAGTACACTGATATACATGATATTGTGTACATCGTAAACCCAGATTGGGAAGGCTATCCAACTGGTGGTACTGATCTAGAATCTGTAACAGACTTCGCTTTACCATTGGATATTTATTTGCAGACAGCAGCAAGGGAGTATGTACGTAATAGAAGTACTCCAGAAGCTTTTTACATTTTATCTCCAGATATTAGTGATGAAGCGTTTGATGATTTTGTTGATGCTCTTGAATCTAAATATGGAGGTGCTTCAAATGTTGGAAAGAATCCTGTCGTTGTTCAAGGTGAATTACAGATCGAGAATGTTTCCAGGCTTCCAGAAGATTTACCTTACCAAGAAGCTCGTAATGATACCCGTACGGAAACGTTAGCGGTAACTGGTACTCCTGGCGCAAAGCTAGGAATTGATGACAGCATAAGTTCTGGTGGACTACGTGAATTAAGGCGTGAGTTCCATGAAACAACTATGGTTCCGATCTTTAAGCTTATCGAGAACGCTCTTTATGAACAAATTCATGTTAGAGAGTTTGGTATTATAGGTTGGGAATTTAAGTTTAATAAACCAGATTTCTTAACTGCTGTCGAACAAGCAACAGTACATATGCGCTACCACTCATTGGGTGTTTACAATCCTAACGAGATTAGAAACCAACTTGGCGAAGAGCCAAGAGATGATGAGAACGGTGATTTGTACGTTGATCAAGTTGAAGAAGTGTCTCCACAATCTAATACACCATTGGAAAATCCTGATACTGGATCACCACCAGAAGGTCGTGAACCAGAACCAGATGATCCATCAGAAACTGGAGAACCTACTAACGACGATCAAGACCCACCAAGGGGGGATAACCATGATGATGAAGAGCGTGCGTTAGTATCAGAACTTAAAAAATTCAAGTCATTCGCTATAAATAGGGTTAGTAAGGGCAAGGCACTTAGAGTGTTCGAGTCCGATATTATACCAGATTATATGGTGAGGGCTATGACAGAAGAGATTAATCAGCGAGAGGCAGATGTAGAAACTGTAAAAAGCCTGTTTGATTATCTCATAGGAGAGATGAGTTATGCCAGAGAAAAAAGTAATAGATTGGTATTGCATTAATCATTCTTGTGGTGCAGTACTTGGTACAGTGCTCGGATCGGAACTAGTAGTAAGTAAAGATAGCACAGTTGAATCAGTTCAAACAAGAGGCCCTAATCTTGTAGTTAAGTGTGGGTCATGTGGAACACAAAAGGTTTGGTACACTTCTGATCCTATTGTCCGATCAATTTATCAGCTTGTTGATGCCACTGTAAGTATAATGGCAGCAAGGATGATGAAGGAAATCGGTGAAAAATCGCATTAGAGCAAGTAAATTTGACAACTTGCACATTAATGTAATTGTAGTTTATTGAGGTGTTATATGTATACAACCAGTAAAAGTGGGCAGAGACTAAATGTAGTAAGTGGTTTAGGTACGAGAACTGGAACCATTATTGATAGATTTTTATCTGAAGAAGATACAGCAAAGTTACACGATAGATGGCAAGATGATTGGCCTGAACGAACCTCACATAGGGGTGGAACAGAAACGCTTATGTGCAAAGACATTATAGAAGTCGGTTATGGAAAACTGTCCAAGGTTTATGGCCCTCACTTTGCTAAAAAGTTACTTGCAGTAGCAGAGGAAAATAAAACACATGTCAGATAGAACAGTAAGAAACAAGGTTATTGGCGTTCCGCTAACAAAACACTACAAGAGTAGTGATCCTGGCGAACCTTTAATTGTTAGAGGGAAATTTACCTCCGACAACATAGACGAAGTTGGTGACGTTATTACAAGGGAAGCTACTGAAAGGGCTATACCAAAGTATAAACAGTGGGGCAACATCAGGTATATGCACCAGCCTCGACCAGTAGGAAAGGTTTCAGCTATTGGTAAAGGTGACGGATTAGATTGGAACGAAGTAGAAATTAAAGTTATTGATCCACAAGCAGCGTTTGAAGTAGAAAATGGTTTACTTAGTGCATTGAGTGTCGGCATTGCTATTGCACTAGACGACATTGAAATGACTGAGAACGGTGGCTGGATCATTAATGATTATTCATTGGCAGAAATTTCATTAGTAGACCATCCAGCTAACTATGATGCTAAACTTGATTATAATCTCATGACTGATGATTTTCGTATGGCAGCACGTGAGATGGGTATGGTATCTGCTATTAAGAAATTTGGTCTGCCAAAAACTCAAACACAAGACATAGAAAAGTCTCCAGAGTGCAGGCAAGAAGGCGAATCCGTTGATGATTGTGTATCCAGAAAGATTCCTGAGATCATGAATGATGATCCAGAAATGTCACAGGATCAAGCAATCGCCATAGCGCACAGTATGTGCGAAGAGCCTTGCTCGGAGAAAAGTAAGTCTATTATCAAGGAGGATGCTATGCCTGACACTCAAGAAAATATCTTAGAAGAAGAGGTAACCGAAGAGGTTACACAAGAGGAGAAAGACTTAGAAGTTGAGGAGCCTGTTGCTGAAGCTGAAGAGGTTATCGAAGAAGAAGATAAAGACCTTGAGGCTGAGGTAGAAGCTGAAGCAGAAGTCGATGAAACCGCAGAGGTTGAAGCCGATGTGGAAATGTCTATTGACGAAGAGGCTGAAGAGGAAATCGAAGCCGAAGCTATCGTTGAAGACGAAGACGAACCTGCTCCTGAATTTGTTGAAGCTGGCGCTTTTGCAGATTTTGCCAACGCAATTGTTACAGCTTTAGAGGACATTAAGAAGTCACTAGAGGTTACCGCAGAGGTTCCCCAGGCCGAGGAACAGACGGTTGACGAAGTTGACGAGACTGATGTTTCTGAAGTTGACGAATTGAAAGGTACTATCGAAGCGCTGTCTGAAAAAGTTGAGGCTCTTACTACTGAGCTTGCAGAACTTAAAAAGCCTGCAAACCGAAAGTCTGCCGTTAAACCCTTAGAGGTAGAAGAGGAAGTAGTAGATAGTGAGGAAGAAGTGGAAGTTGTTGAGGAGCCTAAGTCATTACGTGAGGCTGCTGAGCGTTTCATGAAGACTCGCTAATAAACTAAACTAAAAATTTAAATAACGAGGTGTTATTATGGCCGAAATTAACGTTAAGAAAAACGTTGAAACACAACTTCAGAAGGCCTTAACCTCTGCTGGCGATGGGGCTGCTCTTAATCCTTATGATCTAGACCCTATGCTACACGAGGAACTTTTGAAGCTGCAACCGCTTGCAGAGCTTATTGATATTAAGCCTGCTGGTGGAAAGACCCACGAGTATAATGTACGTTCTAGCCACCCACAGGCTTGGTTCGAAGGTGAAACAACTCCTGCTAACGCTAAGAACAGCGTGTACGCACGCAAGACCGTACAGACCAAAATCCAAAGGATTTGGGGTTCTGTAACTGGATTTGCACAGGCTGTTGACGCTGCTTTCATTGATGCGTTTGCTACCGAACTAGAAGGCTCTGTTGAGGGTATGGCTAATATCCTTGAGTACGGCTTCCTATGGGGCGCTGCTACAGATCAGGGATTCACAGGCGACGCATACCAATACAGTGGTTTGTTCCCAACTCTGTTGAACAACGCTGTTGGTAATGTTATTGACGCTGGTGGAAACAAGATTGCTCTTGGTGATCTAGACGAAGCTATTGCTAAAGCTGCTGCATTTCGTGGCGTTCGCAACGACCCAAAGATGTGGGTTATGAGCACACGTATGCGCCAAGTTGTTGATGGCTTGCAGTCTGCTGTCCAAATTCCTATCACTAGCATTGATCTTGCTGATGGTAAGATTCGCATGAACGCATATGACGACATTCCTATGTTGGAGTCTGACTATGTTGCACCTTCTGGTGTAGGCACAAGTCCTGCTGACTTGGCTGCTGTTGAAGATAGTGGTAATGGTGCTCTAGCTGCCGATACGTACTACTACAACATTTCTTCTGTGTCTGTATATGGCGAGGAAATCGCTGGAACAGAAGCTAACGTAGCCGTAACTGGTGGTTCTGATGCTATTGATCTTTCTTGGACTGCTGACGCTAATGCCGTTCGCTACATGATCTGGAGAGGACTAGCAACTGGTAATGCTAACTTGCAGTTACTAGACATTATTCCTGCTTTAACCTACAATGCTGAAGGTACTGTAAATGGTACTGTAGCAACTTATAAGGATACTGGCGCAAGAACTCCTGTTGCCATTAAGCCTTTGAGCACTGGTGAGCAGAACATTTTCTTAGTAAACCGCAACAGCACCAGGGGTGCAGCTATCCTTGGCTTGGTTGACGATATGGGGCGACCACAGGATCAATTGTTCCGCTTTGTCGAACTTGCTCGTGTGAAGGATACTTACGACTATATGATGAAAGGTTACCTTGCATCACGTTTCGTACATCCTAACTTGTTTGCTCTTGTTCGCCACGCTAAGTTAGCATAAGCGTAAATTTGAACCCGCATAAGAATAGAATGGAAGCCCTGTCTCTTTGGGATGGGGCTTCTTTATCTTTTAACATAGTATGCGATTGTAGTTAGTAGTATAAACTTAGACAAAACGGAGTGTACTATGGCTTGGACACTATGTACAAAAGAAGATGTAACGTCACTGTATCCGATAGATGAAGCTAATCTTGATGATACATGGAGTGAACTTGTTGAGGGGCTTATCAGAACATATAAAGGCACTCCTTATCTAGGAATTGCAACAACTGTAACAGATGAGTATCACAATGGCGTGGAAGGAACAGATATTATTACAGTTAAGAAACCCCCTATCAGTTCAGTAACTAGTGTTACTGTTGATGGTGCTCTACTAACTTCAGCAGACTACATTGTTTACACTCATTCAATCCAGCTTATATCACGTACAATTAAAGAGGGTAGAGCTAACGTAAAGATTACTTATGTTTCTGGTACGCCAGGAACTAGCGATGATCCTAATGTTAGGTTTGCTGCTATCGCTATGATCATAGCCATAATTAACTATCGTGGTAGGTTGGGATCAGACTCATCTGTAAAGTTTGCTAGTGCAGTTCCAGAAGAGGGGCAGGTAAGCCCTAATATAAACGTTGGTCTTGTTACGCACCTTAGAGCTATTATGAAGGGTTTCCTACGCAGAGAAAAAGTAAGGGTTAGATTATAATGCCAAGTTTTTCAAATGTAGAGTTAGATGTAAAGTTGGATGTTTCTGGAATGAAGACTATGGTAGGTCAGTGGGATTTCTCGGAGGCAATGAACAACACGCTGGTATCTCCTGCTGTTGCTCTTATGGCTGCTTATTCACATAGGAAGTTGACTGAGGAACTTAGCTGGTCGGGCTGGTCGCAAGTAGCTGCTTCTGGAAAATCATCAAGAAACTTATTTGTTGCAAAAGTTAAAGGTGTTGGTTCACTGTCAGATGCTTCATATGCTATATATGAAGGCGATGTAACTAATGCCAATGCTATTATGAGGCTTGGTGGAAAGAAACAGAAAAGACCACCAGTACAAACTATTAAAGCATGGATTTATCAAAAAGGCTTATCGAGATTTGGTAACGCTATACAAACTATAGTGCAAACAGGAACTAGTATGAACCGTGCAGCTAATCCTGTTGAAGAACTTGCTTGGAGAATTTCTGGAGGAATAGCTAGAAAAGGTACATCTGTGGATCACAAGAGACTGTATCCAAAGGGGCAGAAAAGATTTGATTATGTTGCGTATATGGTACAGCAGCGTGGTATGTTAAAGGAAGCTGCCAAAGAAGTAACATATGATCTAGGGTTAACAAGATGGCCCTCATTTGTTGCTTACTTACGTACTGGTAAACATGGTAAGGGTAGTAAAGTTGTTGCAAGTACAGTTATGGGTAAAGCAAACAGAACATTCTAGGAGTTATTAATGAGTTTATATGAAGACGTTGAGGCTAAAATAACTGAGAAGTTTGTTGCAAACACTGCTCTTGAATTTAAAGAGGAAGCTTGCACTAATGACATAGATAGTTTAATAAGGGTAATAGGGCCTCCAGATGGTGAGAAGAATGGGGTTCTCTATGTATTTGGTGGTGGTGCTAGGCCTCCAGAAGAGCCGTTCGGAAGTGCTGGCGGTAAAGGAAGAATTTGGAAATGGCGTTTAGGTTTTATATTTTTTGTAAAGTACCTGGGAGACTCTGTTCAAATAGAAACAGATATTAGAGAGTTTGCCGATGTTGTTAAAGGTTTGCTGGATGATGATCCAAGACTTGGTGATACGGTAGTGTTTGCAGAAATACAAAACATTGATGGGCCTCCAGAAGAGGTGCTAATAAATGATTTTCCTTTCATGTCTTTCACTGCTACTATGGAGTTTTGGGAGAAAATTTAGCAAAACATTGTACAAGTCAATTGTAGAATTAAGAGAGATTTAGAAAAGATGAGACTTCTCCTACGAGTGTGAGATACAGGAGGTGCATATACATATTTAGGAGGAACTTAAAATGAGTGCAATAGTTGGAATTGACGCACGAGTAGATTATTCTACGGATTTGCTAACACCTTCATGGACAGCGTTCACGGAACGTAACGAGTTTTCGATCAATGTTAGTGTTGATGTTGCAGAGCATAAGCCTTTCGTAGCCAGCATTTCAGATGCTTGGGTAGAGAAGGCAAGAACATGGATGAGTTGGTCTGGATCATTATCAGGCTACCTTGACACAGCCAATGACTATATCTTTGATTCAGTTGTTGCAGGTGAAATTCTTTTGCTTCGCTTCTATGACACACGAAATGATTTGACTCGTTATTGGGAAGGTCAAGCAGTTTTAACATCTGTTGATCATGGCACTACTACCGACGACTTCGCAACACTATCTGTTGACTTCGAAGGCAACGGTGCTCTATCAAGAACTGCTCCATAATAGTGCTTGATTAATACAGATAAATAATACTAAAAGCCAAGACTGTCCACTAGGCTGTCTTGGCATATTTATATACTTTAGGAGTGAGAAAAATGTCTGAACAAAAGCATATTGTAGTTGTTGGTGATAAAGAGTATGAGCTTATTAAGAAAGGTTTAGCACAAGCTGAGCAAGTAACTAACTTATCAAAGTGGTTAGCAACTTACGGTCTTCCTATCTTTGAAGAACTATCTGGTGGGGATGACGATACAACTAATACTGAGTTGTTTAAGGCAGTCTTAAATAATCTTTCTACTGATGCCTTAATACAACTTTTTGTTTTAGTAATAGGCTGTTCAAAAAGAGTTGCAGAACAAGAGTTCGACATTGGTATACTGGTTGATTCCATTTTAATTATTTGGGAAGAACAGCCTGGACTAAGGAACTTAGTAAACCGTTTTTTCTCCACTCAAAACTAAGAGAAAAGCACGGTGCTATTCTGCACGAAATTCGTAGAGCATACGGATGGACTGACGAACAAATACTAGACCAAGTTGAATTATGGGGTGCTGAGTGGTTGTTGGAAACCTACAAGTTTGTTATGGAAGGTGAACAACGGGAGTATAAAACACTAGCTATGTTAGCCCCGTTACATAGGAGTCCTATGTCAAAGAAAGAAGCTGACTCCTTAAAGCGTTATTCAGAGAGTGTTCATAAAGCGTTGGACAGTCTAACTCCTTGGAAGAGTACTATGCAGTCTAGAATAGAAGCAGCAAAAGCTCGTGGGTTAAAGCCTGGAGAGGTTGTTGTTCAAATAGACTCTGGAGACAGTGCACTAAATCCTTTGTTTAAGGGTGCTAAAATAGCTGGTAAAGGATAACGGAGTTAACTGTGGCAAATAAACAATTAAATGCGGTATTAATATTTGGTGGAGATGCCTCTAAAGCGCTTAGCGCAGTAAATAGTCTTAATGATACCGTCAACAAACTTAATACAACCGTAAAGGGTATGGGAAAAGCAAATAAAACTGCTGCTACTAGCTCAGCTAGTAGTTGGTCTGGTTTTATGAATGTTATTAAAACCCTTGGGATGGGTGTACGAGGTCTTGTTGACGGTTTCCGTTTAATGACTCAAGGTATGATGAGTGCTGGTAGGGCAATGACATTCTTTGTAACTATTCCATTACTAGGATTTTTAAGACAAGCCAGCACAAATGTTATGGGCTTTCAGGATGGCTTGATCAGGGTAGGAAAGACTACCGAAATATCAGGTAAACAACTTGACGACCTTGGGCAAGCAATTAGAGACATTTCTCTTAGTGCGCCTACCGCTACAGCAGACTTACTTGCTATGGCTGAACAAGCAGGACAGTTAGGCGTTAGAGACCCAAAGGGAATTATTGAATTTATTCGTTGGATGGAAATAATGGCAACATCTACCAACATTTCTGGTGATGAAGTCGTTAATACAATGGGTAAGATTTCTGCTGCATTTGGTTGGAACATTAACGAAAGTGTAGATCAAGTAGCTAGATTAGCTAACGTAATGAACATTCTAGAAAACCGAACGGCTGCTACTGCTGGTGAAATTGCTGATGCTTTATTTAGATTTGCTCCAGTTGCTAACCAGTTAGGTATACACGCTGCTGATGCTGCTGCTTTATCTGCTGCACTAATCTCTCTTGGTGTATCTGCTGACTCTGCTGGTACTCGTCTTGGTACTATGTACATTAAGATGACACAGAACGCAGACAAATTTGCTGTACTTGCATCAAATACAGAACAGTATGCCACAGAACAGGATGTGTTAAATGCTATTAATGAGGATGCTGTATCGGTTCTTGGTGATTTAATAACAATGATGGAGGCAGAAGATAACAGAGCAAAGGCTCTTGCTGAATCATTTGAATTGGTTGGTATACGTGGTGGTCGTGCTCTAGGTGCTTTAGCAAGTGGTGAAAGCACTCTTAAAGACGCTATTAAAGAAGCCAGAATGGAGTGGGAAGAAGCTGGATCATTAATTGAAGAGTACAATAGGCAGCTTGAATCTGCAAGTTCTCAAATGCAGATTTTAAAGAACAATGTAAATGATGTAGGTTTATCATTTGCTAATAGTTTATTACCCGCAGTTAACAATGCTATTCAACTATTGATCCCAGGAATAAGAAAACTGTCTGACTATTTCAAGCAACTAGATGATAGAACTAAACTTATAATTGTTGCTGCGTTAGCCTTTGCTGTCGCATTAGGCCCTGTTTTGTTTATGGTATCACAGGTAACTTTTGGTTTCTCTATGTTCTTGCTAGGTATTATGAAAGCTGCTCAAGGTATTTTCTGGACTATAAAAGGTTTAAGTTTACTTGGTAGTGCACTAGCTGCTGCTAATGGGTGGGTTATACTACTTGTTGCTGCTGTTGTTGGTGGATTTATTTTATTGCTTAAAGTAATATCAAGTGCTGGAGTAGATATTGCAGATTATTTTAGGCAGTTGGGGAACAAAGCAAAGGCTTGGGGAGAAAACCTAGCTGCAAACATAGCTAATGGTTTTGTTGCTGGAGCAATAAGATATATTGTTGCTGCTATACAGTGGGTTGCCAACTTAATTGCAAGTTTCTTTGAAGGGCACTCACCACCTAAAGTAGGCCCCCTATCTCATATTGATGAGTGGGGTAAAACCTTAATTGATACTTTCTTTAGCGGAATGATGAAGGCAGATTTTGATATATTAAAGCGTGTATCAAATGTTATTCAAAATATATTTAAGAACCTATCCCTTAGTAAGTTGATGGGAGAGAAAGCTCAGTTTAAGAATTTGCTACAGGCACGCCAAGATTTAGCTAAACTTCTTTCTATATTTAGGGATACGGGTAAGATTGCTGAGGACGTACTTAATGACGTTGTTAAAAATTTAGGAGAAGCAGCAGATGAAGTAAAGACATTAATTAAGTTAGAACTTGAGTACATGAAGATTAATGAGGAATTAGCTAAATTAGAAGAAAGACGTGCACAAACACAAGAAAACTTTGCTGATACTATAGATGATATAGCTTCTGGTGGTGGAAGTCCAGCAGAAAGAGTTAAAGCAATAAGGCAGGCAGCTAAAGAACGTGATAAAGAACTAAAGAAAATTGCTGACGAAGAAAAAGAACTAGAGAAACAAAAGAACCAAATTGAAGAACAGCTAGAACTTCAAAGAGCTATGATCGAGGCTATGCAAGAACAGGATGACATTCAAGCTAGACTAATAGATTCTATTAAAGCTCTGGCTGGAGCTATTGGAGATATAGGTGGAGGCTTTCCTGAAATTGAGGCTGGAGGAATGTTCGGTGATCTTCCTGATGTTCAAGAAATGCTTGATGAATTGGGTACTCCTATTATTGAGTTTGAAGCTAAGATAAAATCAAAGGAAGGTATATGGGATGCCTTCTTAGCTGGAATAAGGGGAGAAAAAATAGGTGGTGATCTCCAAGAATTGTTTGGTGTTGCCGATGAAGACGTAGCACTACTTGCTAAAGCATATGACTGGGGATTACAAATAAATAGTGCCTTTACTACCGTTAAAGGAACATGGGAAACCATTAAAGGTATATGGGATTCTGCTGTAAACACACTTACTGGATTTTCAACTGAAGGAATAGAAGTTCCTGCTGGTGTAGCTGAAGCATGGGCTTTCTTAGGCAGTGTATGGGAAGGTGTTAAATCAACTTGGGAAGAGTTTCAACCATTAATACAATCAATGGGAGAAATTTTTGGTAAAAACTTTGAGGCTATAAAAGAGGCAATTACTGGTACACTGCAACCAGCGTTTGATTCTCTTAGTGAAGCCTGGGCTAGAATAAGTGGTGAAGGTGGTGCACTACAACCAATACTAGAAACATTGGGGCAATATTTTGGGTTTATCGCTACTGGTATAGGAGAGATTGTAAAAGTATGGGCTAAAGTTAGTCTAACTGCTGGTTTTGCATTACTTATTGGTATTATTAACGTAGTTGTTGGTTTAGTTACATCATTTATTGAAACAATTATGTGGCTAGCCGAACAGTGGACAGTCATGGTAGAGGTATTAGGAAACTCTAGTACCTCACTTAAAGAAAAGATAGTTGCCATTTTCACCTTTATGTTCCAAGCTATAATTGGTTGGGTAATTCACTTTGTTGAAACAATCATACAGTACTTTATAAACTTATTCCAAGCTCTTGTTGGTGGTAGTATTATTCCAGATATGCTTAATGCTATGTTGTCGTGGTTTACAACTATGCTAACACAGATATTAACTTGGGTTATGGGTTGGATACAAATGCTTATTGGAGCTTGGGCTGCTATATGGGGAGCACTTCAAGCAGCAGCAGGCGCTGTATGGTCAGCAATATTAGGAGTTATTTCTACTGCATTATCTGGTATTAGTAATGCAATTCTATCAGCATTAAATAGGATTAAAACTATATTTACTGTTGTGTGGAACGCAGCTAAAGTTATAGTAGTTGGTGTGTGGAATTTAATAAAGTCTACTATCATGGGTATAGCTACTGCTATAGCTTCATTCTTAGTAGCTAAGTTTAATGCTATTAAATCAAATATAACTGGAACATGGAATCAAGTCAAAGCGTACTTTAATATGATTTGGTCAGCAATAAAAGTAATATTTACATCAGTACTAAATGCTATAGTAAGTACAGTTCAATCTTCAATGCAGAATGTGGTAGCAAAAGTCAAAGGTATTGGTGGACAACTAAAAGCTGCTGGTGCTAGTGTAATGGAATCCTTGCTAGACGGTATCAAGTCTATGGCTAATAGAATTATGGACTATGTTTCTGATCTTGCAAAAAAAATTATTAAGAAGCTTAAAGATGCTTTAGACTTTCATTCTCCATCTAAGATATTTATTGAGATGGGAGAAAACGTTTCTTTAAGTTTAGCAATGGGTATCAAAGCTGGTATGGATGATATTTCATTTGTTGGTGGAACTAATAGACTAGCTTTACTTGATGCCTTAGCACGTCAAAATTATCCTGCCGTTACTTATGGTGGTGTTCCTTTTGCTGCACCAGAGAGTGCTGTAAAGACTATTAATATAAATATTAATGACCCTGTAGTAAGAGATGATGATGATATTAATACCATAGTTGAAGAAGTTAAGAAAGCAATTGAGGAAGACACCTCATTAGGATACCGATATTTAGGAGCATAACATGGCATATATAGCTGAGATTAGTACATTAAACACAACCATAGATTTTATTGGTAGTAACTATTACCATCTTGAAGATGCTGGTGTTATTATACATCCAGTGGATGAAAAGATAAACTGGACTTCTTCGCCTGATGGAGATGTTCCAGCAAATGTATATCAAGAAGGTAGGAAAGTAGAAATTATAATTTCTGTTCTTGATACTACTAGATATAATGTATGGACTAGGATTTCCGTCATAGAAGATTTGCTTAGACGAGCTACAGATTATTATTTAGCTGGTGGTAGAGCAGCAGATAGAACAGAATTTAAGTTTGCTTTTGACCAAGGTACTCCTAGTTACTTTGAGGTTCTTTATGGAAAAATTAAACTACCTAAAGATATTATGTCTGTTAATCAGGTGTTGCAGGATGCTGTAGATGGTTATTACAAAATAAAGAACATAACTATAGAACTTTTATGCAAACCAAGAATTACAAAGTACTCTCCTGTTGATGGTACTCCAGCGTCTGTTTCTTTAAGCAATTGTCACGGTAATAATATTACTACTGGTATACAAGTAGATAATACATGGGATAGCAGTTATTGTCATTATGTTTCGTTTGGCAACTTACAGGGAGACATGCCTTTACCTACAATAATAAAGATTAAATATAATGGTAGTGCATATGGTTCAGTAGGCAAAGTATTTATTGGGTCTACTATAAAACAATACATAAGTGCTCCTGACTATATTTGGGAATTAGAAGATACAAATGCTTATACAAATTACTTTGGTAGCATAACGCACAGTGGTCAGACAAACTCACACTATTCTGATGGTGAAGCAGAATTAGTTACACTTCCTGCAAATGAGACTGTTCAACCACTATGTTATCAAACACAAGGAACTATTAAAGAAGGCATATTTAGAGCCTTCTTAATATCAGGAAGTACTACATTTCCAGAGTCAACAGCTTGGCAATTAAGGCTTTCACAAGTTCAAACAGGTACTTCAAACTTGGTTGGTAAAACTATTTATGGTGAGCGTGTTGTTCCTATTGGTTATCACTCAAGAACAGACACATCTTATATAGTTGATCTTGGTATGTTTATACTACCTCCAACACTACAAGGATTGCCAGATATTATGGGGGCAGGAGAACAAAGTAAATGGCTTGCTACTCTTCACGGTTCCTCTACTTCTGGATCAACACAGCAAGTGTCTCTGGATAGACTATTCTTTATGCCAATAGATAAAGGGTTCAGAGTTTTAGACTTGCACTCAACTCCTTTGGGGTACTATACTATACAGGATCAAATTATTGATGACGGATGGCGAGGTTTTGCATATATGGAAGATGACTCAGCTAGCCATTACTATCAGGATAATGTAGATGCTTTCTTTTCTCCTATATTTTTAGAACCAAACAGGCTAAACTGCAAGATATTTTTCTTATTTGAAGATTATGGTTTTGGGCCTGCCGATAGAATGGCTCCTAGGGATATGGGAGCGACTGTGACGGTATATTATTTACCTTCCTACAAGCACTCAGTATATTAACAAGGAGCTACTATGGGCGTACTACAAGGTGATCCTTTCACGTTAGCATTATACAATGATTTTGACCTAACAATACAAGATGTTGCTTTTGTATCATCTGTAACTAGTGGTACTTTTGAAACACACTTAGATGGTGGCTTTGGAAAGTGCTCTGTAACATTGGATATACGTGCAGAAATGTCTAACTATTTATATACAAAAGCTCTTGGAAAACGTTGTAGATTGTACGCTGTTGACGGTAGTATTGTTCACGAAGGAAGAATAGAAAGGTCACAGTTATCAGAAGATCAACTAACACTATCTTCTTTGGGAAACTATATTATAGGCAACGATACGTTGATGGGTCTTATTTATCCGACGAGTGTTCCAACATCTGCTAGTGATATTATTATTGATGCTATATCGTTAATAAGCGTGTGGAAGAAAGGAGAAATAGAAATTACTACTACAGACATTACTCCTCTAGATTTTTTTGGAGACGTTAAAGTAAACCAGGCTATTAAAGAAGTTGTAAAGTTTGGTGATGATAGCACACCTCCAGATGCTCTACACTTTCAGGTATGGGAAGATGGGCTATGTAACCTAGTCGCAGAACCGCCAGACCTTAGCGAAGAACTTCCAAAATTTATAGTAAAAGTTGGAAAGGATAGGGCTAGATATAGTAGTACACTTAGTATAGAACAGGTATACAACAAAATACAGGCTATATATGATGATGAGGATGCTGGTCAAACATTTACAGACCCATTTGAAGAGGACGCACAAAGTCAAGAAAACTGGGGTGTAAGAGAGGGAACTATTAATGCTGGTCAAGTAAGTGAGGCTGTTGCAATATTAGTGGCAGAAATCGCACTAGCTGCTCATAGTAGACCAGAACAAACAAGAGGTTTAACTATAGATGCAACAAATGACAGTGTTGTTCTTGGTCATAAGCCTGTATATCTTATAAGGGCTGGTGATATTATATCTATAGATGATTCTAGCCGTTTTGGTATTACTGGGCTATCAGTACCTCCTGCTGGTTCAGGTACAACAAAGGCTATTGTAGCAAAGACAAGTTATAATATAAGCTCTAGAACAATGACCTTAACCCCTGGATCAAAAACACAGTCATTTGATTTGTTATTAGCTCAGCTAGGTTTTAGTGGAGGATCAGTTAACTAATGATTTCAAGAAATGATATAGAGAGACTAAAATCATATTTTATTACAACGAGGGGTGACAATATTGCACAGGGAGAAATTACCCCAAAGACTACTGATACCTATGATCTTGGTAGACCAGCACAAAGATGGGATACTATCTATGCTAGTGCTGTGGTGGCAGACTCATTATCAGGAACTCCTACTGGATCACATAGCGGTCTTGCTGGTCTTGATCAAGATGATCATACCCAGTATGTTCATATATCTACTGCTAGAACTATTACTGCACAACACTCATTCTCTCCAGGCACAACAACCGCACCATTTACTTTGGGAGCTAATGCTCAAGGGCAAGTTGTTACAGGTTTGCTAGCAGACCATGTTAATAAGGAAGTTATCGCTGGTCTTGGTTTAACTGGTGGTGGTCTTCTAACTACTGGTTCATCCATTACTTTAACAGTATCTCTAGGAACTGGTCTTGGTTTTAATGGAGACAATATTGAATTAGCTTTTTCTGGAACACCTACTACTATAGAGCCAGATGATGTTGCTGCTGGAGGTTCGTCATCATATGCTGCTCGTGTTGATCACGTTCATTCCATTGTTGCAGCAAGCGCTTCTGGACTTGATGTTACTAGTTCGTCAGCAGAAGGATCAGCTACTAGTTTTTCTAGGAGTGATCATACACACGCTATCAGTACAAGCTCTAACCCATCTACTACAGCAGCTATACTAGCAACTAACAGTAGTGGACTTTTACAGCTAATAGGGTTGGGTTTAAACATGTCACCGTCATCCTCACAACCTCTTAGGGTTCAACATACTACAGCACCATTAAGACTACAATATGACGATTCAAACTACTGGGATTTTTATATAAATTCTGGAGGTGATCTAACATTATACAGCCCTACAGGTAGCTTTACGGTCTCAGCAGCAGGTGACTTTATTTTTAATCTTACAGGCGACGACGTTCTTCCTAATAACAACTATGATATAAATCTTGGAGGTGACGTATTTGCACCAGAACCCCTTGCCCAAAACGAAAATACTAAAGTATCTTCTGCTGTTACTGAAAGAGTCTGATATACATTTGTAACACGAGTTGCTCCAGCAGTAAGTGCTGCACTATATGTACCAG